AAGCTATCGTTACTGGTAAAATCGAAGAGGCGCAAGCTGCATACGATGCATTGTCAGCTGAAGAGCAAGCAGCTCAAGGTGCAAGACCAGTAGTATATAATCTTCCATAGTCCTAACCTATGGCTAAGTATTCGGATATAAAAGGATTTACAGTTCAAACTGTTACAAGCGATCCCGCTGCGTCTGTAGCAGACTCAGGCTCTTGGGCGAGTGTATCAAATTTAAATGCAGCTAACAGAGAAGGTGGGGGATCAGGTGGTCCAACGACTGCAATTAATGTCGGTGGTTATCCTTATCCAATGACAAGTGAACATTGGAATGGAACTACTTGGGCTACGTTTGCAAACATGGGAACTCCAAGAGGTAAAAATGCTTCAGCGGGAAGTTATACAAACGCCATAGTAGGTAATGGGTCAACACCAGGCACTCCTGGAATTGGTATTGTTAATAACGTAGAAACTTGGGATGGAAGTTCTTGGACAGAGATAGCCGAAATTAATAGCATTAGAGATTCAAATGCAATGTCAGCAAATGGAACTAACACAGCGGTAATTTATTTTGGTGGTAACTATAGTCCAGGAGTGCAAGCACTTAACGAAAGTTGGAACGGTTCTGCTTGGACTGAAGTTGGAGATTTAAACGCAGCAAGATCTTATCTTACTGGAATAGGAACTCAAACTGCTGCTTTAGCAGTTGGGGGAAGTCCAGATACAGCAGCCAATGAAAGTTGGAATGGATCAGCTTGGACTGAAGTTGGAGATATGAACACAGCAGGAGATTTTATGGGTGGTAGTTCAGGGAGTCAAACTTCAGCATTAGTCTTTGGTGGTGATCCTGGTAACACAACTAAAACAGAATCTTGGGATGGCACTTCATGGACAGAAGTAAATAATTTAGGAACAGGAAGAGACTCATTAAAAGGAGCTGGTTCAGGTAATACATCTGCTCTGGCATATGGTGGATATACATCAACGCAAGTTGCAAACACAGAAGAATGGACAACTACACCTTCAGCTTTATTTCAAAAAACAGTCGAAGGACAATTATTTTTTAATTCAACAGCAAACGCTTTTAAAGAAACGGTAAAAGATGCAGCCACTGGAACTTGGGCTTCAGTTGCAAATTTAAATGTTGCAAGTTCTCAAGGAAGCACAGGAGCAGGTAAATCTAATTCAGCTGCTTTAGAAATAGGTGGTTACTTTAATCCTCCTCTTCAATATTATGCAACAGTCGAACAATTTAATGGTTCATCATGGACTGAAATTGCTGATTTAAATGAAGGAAGATCTTACGGTGCCGGCGGTGGTTCAATTACAAGCGCATTAATTGCAGGTGGAACAGACGGAACAAATTTAGCTACAACTGAATCTTGGGATGGATCAAGTTGGACAGAGACAGGAGACCTTAATAATGGAAGACAAGTTGTTGGAGGAGCCGTTCCTTCTAATGCAGATGGTATTGCAATGGGTGGATACGATGGTTCTTATAGAGCATACGTAGAAACTTGGAATGGATCTTCTTGGACTGAAACAACAGATTTAAACTCAGCAACAGGATATAACACTGGTTCTGGAACATCGACAGCTGCACTTTGTTTTGGTGGTGAGCCAACTCCTAGGGACAGAGTAGAGAGTTGGAATGGAAGTTCTTGGACTGAAGTAGCAGAGATTAACACAGCAAGAGCACAAGGTGGATCAAGTGGTGAGGGCACAAACACTAGCACAATTTATTTTGGTGGAGAACCTCCTCAAAGTGCTAATACAGAATTATGGAACGGATCGTCTTGGACAGAAATAGCAGATCTTGGAACTGCTCGAACTGGAGTAGGCGGAGCGGGAGTTGCATCTAGTGCTATGGCGATTGGCGGAAATCCAGGGTCTCCACCTTACGCATTAGCTGAAGCTTTTACAGCGACTCTAACTAACAAAACAATAACATCGAGTTAATTATGGCAACGTATAAGGAAATAAAAGGCGTAACAGTACAAACAAGAGACGAAGATCCAACTGTAAATGCTGGAACTTGGTCTAGTCAATCTGGAATGAATGAAGGTAGAAAAGGTCTATCCGGTTTTGGAACTTACACGGCTGCAATAGCAGCAACAGGAAATGACCCATCAACTGTAGCTAATTGTGAATCTTGGAATGGATCATCTTGGACTGAGGTTAACAATGTTAACACAGCAAAATTTTATAGAGGTAATACTGGAACATCAACAGCTGGTTTATTAATTGGTGGTGCTCCTAGCACGGGAGATGTTGAAGAATGGGATGGCACAAATTGGACTGAAACAGCAAACTATCCAGGTAACATCACTGGTCCAATTTTATTAGGAATTCAAACTGCAGCTTTTGCCATTGGTGGTGATGTTCCACCATACACAACTGCAACAAATACTTACAACGGTTCTAGTTTTACAAGTTCAACAGCAATCAACACAGCACGGTCAGGTGGTATAGGATCTGGATCAACAACGGCTGCTGTTGTAGCTGGTGGTTCTACTCCAAGTGCAACTGGTGCTACAGAACTTTGGAATGGTTCCTCTTGGACAGAAGTTAATGACTTAAATACAGCTAGAGATTTACTAGCAGGTTCGGGATCTTCAAGTACAAACAGTTTAGCTTTTGGTGGTCTTTCAACAGCTCTTACAAACACAGAAAGTTGGAACGGTACTGTATGGACTGAAGTAAATGATTTAGGAACAGGAAGACGAGAACTTGGTGGCAGCACAAATGGAAGTAACACACAAGCTTTGGCCTTTGGTGGCGCAACATCTCCAGGTGCTGTGCAAACTGCAACAGAGCAATGGACTTTCCCTTCAGGACCCCATTTAACTGAAGGTGATATATTTTTATCTGGAGGCACAACATTAAAAGGTTTTGAAACAGCGGCTGGAATATCAGCAGGAACTTGGGCATCAAGTGGAAGTTTAAACACAGCCAGAGGTTACGGAGCTGGTGGTGGACCAAACGATAGTTTTATTTACGTAGGAGGTTATACAGGGACAGCTATTACTGGTGTTACTGAAACTTGGAATGGAAGTTCATTTACTGAAGTAGCAGACATGAACACTGCTAGATCTTACATAGCTCACGGTGGTAATACTGCAGCAATGTGGGTAGCAACGGGAGAAGCGCCTTCAGCAAGTGATAAAACTGAAACTTGGAATGGTTCTGCATGGACAGAAGTTGCAGAAACAAATGATTCAAAATTTAAAGCTGGATCGGCAGGAACTGCAACAGCAGGTCTTGTTATTTCTGGAATTATATCCGCTCCTCCTAGAACTACAAATGTAGAAGCTTGGAATGGAACTTCGTGGACTGAAACAGACAATGTGAATACAGGTAGATCAGATTTTGGAGCATTTGGAATACAAACAAGCGCAACGATGGTAGGGGGTGAAGCGTCTCCACCCACTTTAGCACTTTGTGAAAGTTACGATGGATCTTCTTGGTCAGAAATAGCAGAATGGAATCAAGCTCGTTATAGCTCAGGTGGTTTTGGTTCTGATAAAGATAATGGAATAGTTTTTGGTGGAGGTGATCCAACAGCGTATAGAGTATTGGTTGAACATTGGAACGGTAGTTCGTGGACGGAAATAGCAGAAATGGCAAATGGTAGATATGCAAACTGTCAGCACTCTAGTTTAGGAGCAGTATCAGGTAAAGCAGCAGGTGGTAATAATCCACCAAGTTACAACAGCGCCACAGAGGACTTTGTAGCAACTGCTACGTTAGCTAACGTAACCGTATCGTAGACTTGACCTTTATATAGAAAGGTATATAAAGATATTAGAAATGAATAAAGGAGATAGAATGTCAAAAGAAAAACGTAATATAGCTACCAAGCTAGAAACCGAATCAAAGTATTTAACAAACATCTTAGATAAGGATGATGTTAAAAATTTTAAAAAATTAATACCAGAATTACAAGATACATGGATGAAGAAACAAATGTTTCGTACAGAAACAGAAATGAGATTCTCTGTGTTATCAGATAATAAATATCCAACGAAAGCTGCCAAGTATTGGCAATCTGTAAGAGAGCAGAATACACACTTTGAAAACTTAGTTCATCTATCATTTGATGCTAGGAAGAATGAAGTTAAGATAAAGAAACTACAAAGAGATATTAAAAAAGAAAAAGATCCATTAGAAAAAGAACTTAAACAAGTAGAGCTAGAAGAAAAGTTATATGGTAAAGCACAGATGGAGTTAGTTGCTAAACATAGAATGAGAGAAGTAGCCACTTGGTCTAAACTTAAAAAAGAGTTTGATGATGGTAACTTTGATAAGAGAGATGTGAACACGCACCAAGCTAAATCATATCTATTAAGATTACAAAGACAGAAAGAAACAATAACACCTGG